ACCGACGCTTACAGTGTATTCAACGGGATCCATCGATTGAAGATACACTCAAGGTAATGGAAAATGTTTGTAAGCTGGCACAACAACAGCGAGTACAAAATAAGATCGAAGCAGGACCATTCGGATTCAATAAGGAGAAGCAAGATGGCGACGTACCCAGTGATAAATAAGGTCACAGGTGAGCAGAAACAAGTCAGCATGAGTGTTCATGACTGGGACCAGTGGAAGACTGACAATCCGGACTGGGACCGTGACTGGTCTGATCCTTCTACACTTCCTGGTACAGGAGAGGTAGGAGATTTCCGAGAGAAGATGGGGAAGACCCATCCTGGTTGGAAAGATATCATGAAGAATAAGATTGTTCCTCAGGCAAAAGTTGTAAGGAACAATACCATTACACAAAAGTATAACTATTAGTATGCCAAGGAAACGTAAGAACAATCAACCCGATATCAATGGGATGAGTGTCAAGATGATGAAACGAAGAAAGCCTATCAATCAGGATTATCTTATTCCTATTGAACCAAAGACCGAGACACAACAAAAAGTCTTTGATGCCTATGCCGATGGAAAGTGTATCTATTCTTACGGTGTTGCTGGTACAGGTAAAACATTTGTTCCTATCTACCTAGCACTAAAAGATGTATTGAATGAAGACAGTCCATACGAAAAGGTATATATTGTACGCTCTCTAGTTGCTACCAGAGAGATTGGATTCCTTCCTGGTACACATGAAGACAAGGCATCTCTTTACCAGATTCCATACAAGAAGATGGTACAGTATATGTTTGAGATGCCAGACGATGCTTCTTTTGATATGCTCTATGAGAATCTAAAGAATCAAGAAACTATTTCTTTCTGGTCTACATCATTCCTTCGTGGCACTACACTAGATGATTGTATTATCATTGTAGATGAGTGTCAGAATCTGAACTTCCACGAACTAGATTCAATCATGACTAGGGTGGGACAGAACTGTAAGATTCTATTCTGTGGTGACTTCCAACAGTCTGATTTGAAGAATGGAACGGAGAAAGAAGGCATCCTAAACTTCCAGCAAATTCTTGACAACATGCCAGAGTTTGAGGTGGTTGAGTATGGTATTGAAGACATCGTTCGTTCTGGTCTGGTCAAGTCTTACATCATCACGAAGCTCAATCTAGGGTTGTGACATTTACACATGTAGGACTAGATCCTATCGAGATGAAGACCGTAGAGGTAGATGGTAAACGATATTATCTTACACCCGAAGGTAATAACTATCCATCTATCACTACGGTAATTGGTGCTAACCCTAAGAAGCAAGAAATTCTTAGGAAGTGGAGAGCAAGGGTAGGAAAAGAAGCTGCTCAAAAGAAATCTACTAAGTCTGCTGGTAGAGGAACTAAAGTTCACAAACTTTTTGAGGATTACTTAAACAATGAGGATCTAGACTACAAGGATCCTCTTTCTAAGTATATGTTTGTACGAAGTAAGGATACTCTTCACCGTATAAATAATATATACCTACAAGAAGCAGCGTTATATTCAGACACGCTGGAACTTGCCGGACGGGTTGATTGTATTGCTGAGTTTGATGGTGTTTTATCCATCATTGACTTCAAGACTTCCGACAAGGTAAAGAAAGAGGAATATCTTTACGACTACTATGTACAAGAATGTGCCTACGCTCTTTGCTTAGAAGAACGGTATGGCATTCGTGTTAAACAACTGGTAACTATTGTTGCTGTTGAGGATGGACCACCCCAGGTTAGTATCCAACCGGTTCGTAAGGAGTATCTAGTTTCGTTATTAGAGTACATCCAACACTACAGGTCCAAATATGGTAAAAAATCTGGAGGATAATTTTATGACATCTGTGAAGTTTTCACAGGAAGTTGAGAAGATTGCTATCGACAATGCTGATATGAATTACATCGATGCTATCCTACATTATTGTGAGAAAAATGAAATCGAACTAGACAGTGTTAAAAAACTGGTTAGTAAACCATTGAAAGCAAAACTTGAGTATGATGCTCAGCAACTAAATCTAATGAAGAAAAAATCACGTACTAATATGCTAGTGGTATGAGCGACTTTTTTAAATCAGAAATGGTAAGAGGTGACATCCAAGAGATGATGGAGCTACAGAAGTATTGCTTCATGGCAGCTAACACCTTCCCTGTTCTTTCTTATGAGAAGAAACTAGAATACTTTGATGTTCTACAGACTCTCATTGAAAAGCAAAAGATCTTTAACACTCGTATTGCATTGAGTGATGATCCAGAAGCAAAAGACATGCTACAAAGCATGAAGGATGCTGCTGTTCTGCTTGGAGCACCTGAGAAGGCCACCCTTAATGAATGCTTCGATGAGTTGCTGGAGAAGGTGGACTACATGAGATCAGATCTGATCGAGAAAGGGGGTTGACCCCAGGCGGGTAATGCCCTATACTATTGGCATGGGAGACGAGACCCCTCTTCCATGCCACTTACATTATGCTGGGTCATACAAAGTCAACAAAGTTATACAAAGTAAACAAATGTCATTTTCAAAGTTCAAAGGTTCCGCTTTCGCTGCTCTTCAGAAAGAGCTAGAGTCCAGCACCGAAAAAGGTGGTGGTAGTAATGCCCCCACTAATGAGTGGAAACCTACTCCTAACAAGGAGAAGACTGGTGGTGGTGCTATCGTTCGTCTCCTCCCTGGTCCTGATGGAGTTCCTTTTGTGAAACTCTTCACTCACATGTTCCAGGGTCCCGAAGACGATTGGTATGCTGAGAACTGCCCCACTACTCTCGGCGGTGACTGCCCTGTGTGTAAGGCAAACCGTGAGATCTACAAGAACAACACCAAAGAGGTAGCACAGAAACTTGCTGCTGGCAAGTCCCGTAAGAAGAAGTATATCAGCAACGTTTATGTTGTTAAGGATCCTATGAATCCTGAGGCAGAAGGTAAAGTATTCCTCTGGCGTTATGGTCAGCAGATCTTTGACGTTATTCAACGTGCTATGTATCCTGACGAATCTTTGGGTGATGAACCCATTGATGTGTTTGATGTGAAAGAAGGTGCCAACCTCCGTATTCGTATCACATACAAAGGTCAGTATCCTAACTACGAATCTTCTACGTTTGCTGATCCTACTGCTCTGTCCATGGACGATGATGAACTGGATGAAATCTTCAACCAGCTCCATCCTATCAGTCCTATTGTGGAACCAAGTCAGTTCAAGTCCTACGATGAACTTGAAGCTCGCTTCACTGCTGTGACTAATCCACAACGCCGTGCTTCTGTGAACCAAGAAGCATCGGATGAGATCGATGAGGAACTGGATTGGGCAGCACCTTCTGCTCCTGCTCCCGAACCTGTCGCTGCTCCAGTGACATCTTCTAGTTCTACTGAAGAAGAAGATGCTTTCGCTTTCTTCAATAATATCGCTAGCAAAGATGTGTTCTGATAAATACTAACGTATCGTCGCCGCTAAAGACTCCCCTGCCAACTAACAGGGGGGTCTTTTTTATTGGTTAGTTTCTTTTAGTTTATCGTTGATGAAGGAGGAAGACTTCTTATACTTTGTTTGCTTCCTGATGTCATCAATAAACAGTTGTACGTATTGATCTTTCAATAGATATAGATTTCTTTTATCATCATTAATCTGATTCTCATACTCATAGATAGTAACCGGGAAGGCAAGCAAGTTACCCTGTGTTTCTACAACCCTTGATCCATCCCAGTATTGATGCCTAGTATTATAAAAAGTTTCATCTACTCTAGTACCCTCATCATATAATACTCTACCGTATGCTTCTTCTTGCTCAGTGTTACTGATGATCTCGTAATGTCTTACTGTGTTGTAAGGATCATCATAATTTTTCTCAACATGATTCCTAAGTTGAGCTGGAGTCAAGGGGAAATCAAACTGAGGATTGATTAAGTTATTTGTTAGTGCTATGACCCAATCAAAGTCTGCTCTACCATACCTATCTTCTGCTACTTGCTCCAACCTTTGATAGGTATCAGGGATGATAACTTTATCAAAGAAGAAGGTGTTGTCAAAAATCTGTTGGTTGATACGAAACTTTTTAAAAAAGTTCTTAGTCACAACGAAATCAGATTCCGAGAACGGATATGTAATCGGCTTTACATTATATTTTAGATTGGGTACTAAAGAAAAGTAAGAAGATGACATTAGTATTGTGCCTCGGTTGATTCGATATTGATCTCATTACCATAGACAAGTTTTGTCTCGGAGAATCTCAAAGTCATGCCAGTAGCAACAGGAGATCCATCACGGTAGGTAGCAAAGGATCCATCTGGTGTGTAGTTAATATCTACACCTAGGATAACTGCTAGCTTCCACTTCGGTAGGTAGGGGTGGAGTTTAGATCCCTTCATATATTTAACCTGTACTAACTTAGGAACAGTGATGTAGTTTCTATTGAAAGATTCTTCATTTAATGGAGGTTCGGGTTTTGCCCCAATAGCATTAGCAAACCCATCAAGAATACCTCTGTCAGATCCCCATGTTGGTAGTGATGCTTTCTTAAATGTATTAATAATTCTTTTGATCTCTAATGCTTCTGCTTCATTCTGTGGGGCAAACTTATAGTTCAAATCAAATTCTCTTATTCCAAATCCATTGAATAATAACTCAACATTTGGGTTCAATACAATACCGTTAGTTCCACTCAAAACTTGATTAATATTAGTCTGTCCACCAACACCACCAGGGAGAGCATTGATTGCCGACACAACACCCTGAGCAATAGCAGAGTTTAAACGACCGCTAGTATTACCTACAGCCTTAATGAGCTCACCGAGACCAGTTCCACCACCAGAGACAATCCTTCCAGCGACTCTAAGAGCATCTGCTTGAGCATTGGTGAATGATTTATCACCCCAGTCTGAAGCAAACTGTGCCTGAATATCTTCAGGCATGTACATGAAGATAGGTTTATACTGTGGTCCTGCTGATTGAGTCTCTTGTCCACCAGAAGTGTTGTAAGTATTCACTCCACCATCTCTAAGGCGGCCGCCCTCTCCACTACCACCGGCAAACGGTGGTTGATATTTGAAAAATTCAAACATCACATAGTCAGTGTCTTGATCATACAGTCTGTCTTTGGGGTATCTTAGTGAAGCTGTCATTAGTCTCCGCTATATTCTTTCGGTGTTAGTATTCCTTTAAACTTTTTCTGGGACTTGTTAGTTTCCCTCCAGACTTCTTCTCTGTCGTATGGTGATTTGCCTTTGACAAAATCATCTACGGGTAATAATATAGCGGTCTCCCACTCATCTTGGTGGAGATCTAGAAAGAAATCTTTCACTTGTGAGCGTAAGTATTTATGGACAATACCAGCAGGAACGTTAATCTTTCCCTCCTTCATAGCATTGATAGCATACACTCTCTTCTTTGGTGCTAGGTAATGTAGGTTGGCACCGTAGAAATGATTAGCAGTTGTCTTGATGACATAAACTAAAGGGAACTTATCATAGTATGGTAGATACTTTGACTTAGCTTCATAGTCAAAGAAGAATAGTCTACCTTCTAGAGGATAAAATCTTAGTTTGTTTTCATCTCTTTCATCTATCTTACCAGTATCATCTCTCCTCTCATCAACAATAAGCTTATAATTTCTAGACAGTGTATCTATCTGTCTCTTATACCATTCATAAGACTGACTCTCTCCACCAGCTAGACGAGTAATCTTTTCGAAGATAGTTTCGTAACCAGTGTTCTCTTTTACTTTTTTCTTTGTAGGTTTGAAACCTTTTGCCATTGTTATACTGCTAGATGATCTTCGGTGAGTAACATAAACTTCATCATTCTATCATCACAATACTCTTGTGCTGCTCTCCACTTGGCACAGTTTTTCATGTAAGTATTGACTGATCTCTTCCAAGCAGCAGTCTTTCTTTTAGGTTTGAGATCAGGAGCTTTAGTTTGCTTCTTTGGTTTTATCTCAATGATATATTTACTAGTCTTTCCACCTTTATCCTTCACCTTAATATAAAAGTCAGGGTAGTATCTATGAACCCTGCCATCAGTAGGACAACGGTAAGGAATGATAACCTCTTCACTTCCCCACTCTATAATGTTGGGATTGTTATCACAGAAGTTCATAAACTTACGCTCCCACAGTGAACGATAGATAATCCTACAGGGATTACCACGATACTTGCTAGGGTTTTGGGGTTTGTAAATCCCAGAGTAAGCCATAAATAGTCATGATATGTGTAAATATTTAGAGTGGCACGATCTCTTTCCAACTTTATTAATGGAATTAAAAAGCAAGGTGGGTTCTCGTTTAGTAATAATTATGATGTAGATTTTAATTTCAATCCAACTAACACTGGTGATTTAATTAGTAGACTCTCATCTTATGGTGTAGATCTACAGTCAGGTGTTAGTTCGGGAGGAGATAGTGGTACTCTACAAGGAGGAGGTGTCAACTCCGGATCTTTACTCAAGATGCTTTGTGATGAAGCACAGCTACCTAATGTTCAAGCGGCTACAGGACAAATCACTGGTAGATTCTTGGGAGAGGGACTAGTAAACTATCCACACACCAGACTCTATTCTGATTTCCAACTAGGATGGTTGGGAGATGGAAACTTACTCCCTCTAAAGTTTCTTAACCTATGGTACGGATACATCTTCAATGAGTATGAGGGATCAGGAAGACCAATTCTTCCTAGAGGTGAATCAAATGGATCTCTTACTGCTGTAAAAGAAGGTGCCTCTACAGAGACAGCAGCAAGAACTGTTAGACTAAACTTCCCACAAGAATATCTCTGTAACATTACAGTCACCAAGACAGATAGAGGTCCTCAGGCTCCCAACCAGAGAGCACCAATGTCATACACAATGATTGATGCTTTCCCTTATAGTATCGATGCTGTTCCTCTATCTTACGGAGCATCACAGATAACAAAGATCACTGCCAACTTCTATTACTCCAAGCACATCGTTACATACAATGATGTGAGCATCTAAATAAAACTACTGAACTGAATTTAGTATCATGCCCTTACCATCTCCACCAACTCCTACATTTGAGACTACTGTTCCTTCTACTAAAAAGAAAGTAAAGTACCGTCCGTTTCTAGTCAGGGAAGAAAAGATCTTACTCATTACCATGGAAGGGGAACCAGATGTTCCTACTTGGACAAACAACGAAGAGATAGATGATCAGTTGTTGAGTAAGTATGAGAAGGAGAAGGAAGAATGGGAAGATGATGTAAAGAAAACAGTAAAAGATTTACTGAACTCATGTATTCTTTCTAGAATTAAAGTAGACGATCTAACTAACTTTGATCTGGAGTATTTGTTCCTTAGAATTAGAGCAGCATCATCTGGTGAAGACATTGTAATGCAAGTGACATGTAGTGATGATAACGAAACCAAAGTTAATGCTAGGATTAACTTGATGGATGTCGAAGTTAAGTTCCCCGAAGGTCATGACAATAAGATTATGTTAGGGGAAGAGATGGGAATGGTGATGAAGTATCCTGGCATGAATGTATTCGTAGACCAGACACTATTGAATAAAGGAGTACAAAAGACAGAAGAACTGTTTGATTTAATTGCTGACTGTGTAGATCAAATTTTTGATGGGGAATCAGTATATGATAGTGCTGACATTAAACGATCTGAAATTATGGCATTTATTGAGAAGATGACACAGCAGCAGTTTGAAAAGTTACAAGAGTTCTTTAAAACTATGCCTGTGTTATCACATACATTTAGTGTAGTCAATCCTAACACCGGAGTCAAGTCTGAGTATACTATGGAGGGTCTATCAACTTTTTTCGGGTGAGTTTGTTTTATAATAACCTAGGAAACTATTATAAAACAAACTTTCGATTGATGCAGGACCATAAATATAGTTTGACAGAGGTTGAAAACTTGATGCCATGGGAGCGTCAAATATACATTGCCCTTCTTAATCAGTACATCAAAGAAAAAGAAGAAGAAAGAAAGGCAGCTCAACAGCGATGAATTTTAAAGGATTACCACCAGCAAGAACGATGAGAGGTCAAGATGGCCTCTATAATCTTGAGTTCGAGAGTGACATTGATCATGCCATTTATTTTGCTGGCAAACCTGTAGCAGGTACTGGTAAGGAGAGAAGTGCTGATCAGAAAGAAGCACTAGAATGGTTGAATAGTCTTGGTCTTTCTTACGGTGACATCCTAGACAGTAGAAAAAAACTCTTAGAAATAATTAGAAGTATACCTTCCACTCCTGGATCTGGAGATTTATTTGTTCCTGCTACTGATATAGCACGTCAGTATGGAGAAGGGGAAGACACCCCTGTATTTGTAGAAGTATTTGAGAGCAAGCAAACTAATGATGATGACCCTGCTGTCATCACAATCGAAGCACCGTTTGAGAATCCTCAACAGTTACCTAGAAGAATAAAGTTACCGAAGAGATTCTTAAAAAACAAGAGAGACAATAGAACAACTGCCGACAGAATGGCAGATGCTTTTGACTCAAGACTTGATGATCTTCTGGATGCTATTAAACAACCAGACACTACTACTCCACCTAGGCGTAGAAAGAAACCACAAGGAACACCTATTGCTCAAAAGAAAAGAGTAGTTAAAGCTACACCAGTTAGGGTAGGTGAAAAGAATCCAGCCCAAGCTAAAAGTTTTAACGAGTATGTAGGATTAAAGATACAAAATGCTTTCTCTAAAGCAGCAGGTGCCAGGAAAGAATTTGTAGATCAAGGTGGAGATCCTGAACAGTTAGCAGGAAAGAATCGTTTTATCTGGAGAGCATTAGGATTTGAGTTTGGTGGTGATAAGTTAGCAAGAACTAGAGGAACTTTCTCTACTAATCCATCAGCAGATATGGATCCTGCCAACACTAGGCAGCAGAGATTCCGTGCTGGTATCAATAATATGATGACACCAGCTCCTGCTCCAGAGCAGCAAGCAACTCCTGCTGATGCTGGTGTAGCACCACCTAATCTAGAACCTCTTACTGATAGTTACTCCAACATCATAGAAGCATTTGGATTCACTCAGGCATCACAACAAGAGGAGACTAAGAAAGAAAAAGCAGGAGCATCAATCCTTGATCAGATCTCATCTCAAATTGATGAGACATTAGCACTGCTTGGTGAGAAGAATAAAGTAAAAGGAGAAAGTGTACAAGTTCGTATTGATAAGTTAAGATTTAAAGCAGACGCTGCTGATGATCTAGAAGCACAGACTGCCGAGAAGAAATTAGAAGGCAAGGTCGATACAGCAAAAATTAATAAGACTCTTCTAGCTGGTGGTGGAGGTGGTGGAATTCTCAGTGCTATCATTAACTTTATCACTGGTAACGGTGGTGATACTCCTGGCGATGGTCCCAGTGATGGCAATGGTGGAGGGATCTTAGGTGACATAGCATTAGAGATTGCTAGGAAGAAACTAGCTGGATTGGGAGCAAAGGCAGGTGGTATGACAGCAGGTGCTGCTGCTGGTATCGTAGGTGGTGTAGGTCTTGCTGCTTCTGGATTAGGTGAGGGTCTGTTCCAACTAACAAGAGATGGAGAGGGACCAATCAATGAAGCATTGAAGGGAACTGGTGTAGCATTAGATGCTGTCGGTGCTCCATTTAGATATGCTGTCGAGGCGATTAGATATCCATTCCTCAACAAAGAAGACAGAGAGAAGCAAGCAACTAACCTTGCTAAGTTTGACTCTAGAATTAGAGAGTACACTAGAGGATGGATGAATCAAATTGATTTTATGGATGTCATTCCTGATGAGAAGGGAGCATTCGGTAACATCTATGGTGATAATGAAGCACAGCAAGAGATGATGGAGAAGATGTCCGAAGGCAGAGCTCCTAAACTAGATGTGATTAGTGGTCCTAGACTTACAGGACAACCTGCTATGGTTGGAGAAGCAGGTAAAGAACTTGTAGGAACCGAGAAACAATTAGAAGTAATGGCAAACACTGCTCAAGACTCAGTTTCTCCTGGTATAAGATCTCTCTTAGGTGTTACTAAAAATATTATAGATCAGACAGGAGTTGTAGGTGCTGCTATCCGTCCATTCATTGAGCAATTCTCTGCTCCTATCATAAAAACATTTGGTATCGATAAGTTTAATTTCACACCTGACATTGGTAAAGGTATTGGTAGTCTTAAGGCAGCAGCAGATGAGAAGCAATCAGGAAACTTTATTACCAATGCTTTAAACTTTTTCTTAGGTGGAGATAACAAGTCCGATGGATTACCTGCCAAAAATAAAGTTGCTAGTGGTAAAACTTTGAACCTAGGGTTGAGTCAGAAGGAAGCATACAAAAAGATATATGATATGGCAGTCAAGGTAGGTGGTGCTAAGCATCCACACTTGGTAGCTTCTATTGCTATGCTGGAGACAGGATGGTTGACTCAGGTTGCTGGCAACAATCCATTCAACCAGAGAGATACTAGTGGTAAGTTCATTGAGTATGATTCAATGGAAGATTCTGTTAGAGATCACATTAAGTTCTGGCACAAGACAGATAAGTTCTCAGACAATGCTAATGCTTTTGCTGATCCCAATGAAGCATGGGCAAATCTTGTCAACACTTATGCTCCAGCAGCAGATAATAATAACCCAGAGTCATACAAGCAGAGTGTTGCTAACATGATGACAACAATGCAGGGTGAAGTAGGAGATACAACACAGGTTCCTCCCGTGATGGATACTCCCGGTGATACACCAACAGTACGTCCATCAGCAGCACCACAACCTGTTGCTGCTTCCGTGTTCAGTCCACTAGCTACTACTGTTGAGGAGACTCCTCTACCTTCTACCGGAGCAGGTATCCAAGGGTTAAACATCTTCCAACTACCTGCTCAACCATCAACACCAGCAGCAACACAGACACCAACACCACCTAGCGAACCACCACTACAACAGGAGGAACCAAACATTTTCTTACAACGTCTAGCTTTATATCGTAAAGAGAGTCAATAAATAGTAATTAGGAAAATGCTATTTCAGTTACCTAAATTCTGAAAAAAATTTTCCGGCAAAAATTTACCAAAAAAGTCGAGCATGGGAGCTGGCACCAGACAATACAGACAAGCAGACACAGGTAATCTCGGTAAGTTTATTGGAGATAAGATTGTCGCTGCACGTCAGCAAGCAGCAGAAGAAAGAAAGTATAAGGAAGAGAATAGTCCGGAGATTGAAACTGGTGCTGGATATTTCTTTGGCAAAGCATTAGGGGCACAGTTTGGTGGAGACTTAATCAATAGAACTAAGGGTACATTCTCTACTAAACCTACTAGCACTCAAGACCCAGCACTATCAAAACAACAGAGGTTTCAGAACTTAGTAAGAGGAGAGACTTCTTCTGTTGCTGGTGTCAAACAACTGGGACTGGAAGGTATACGAGAAGATGAGTTTACTCAGACAGGTGAACTAAAGTCTTGGTTGACACCACTACTCAATACTATCTCCAGAAATAATCAAAAGGTAGCACAAGGTCTTGCTAACTTAGGTAGTGAGCAGTCGAAGTCTACTTCAGAACAGCAAGCACAGAACCAAGGACTAGGTAAACTTGGTGGTATGTTTGATGCTCTCAAGGCATACCTAAGAAAAGATCTAGACTTAGAAAAACAAGATGTAAATATACAGCAGCAAGAGTTAGATTTCACAAAGGATGCTGCTGCTGATACAAAGAGAGCTATATCAGAAGATCAGTTAGAAGGAACTGGTGACACTGCTGGCGTCAACCAACTGGATAAGGAGGATCCAGATAGGGAGAACAGGGATGCTGGTAGTGATGCTAGGAAGAGACTGTTAGACCGCCTTGGTGGCGCTCTAGGGGGTGATGGAGGAGGTTTCGGTGGTGCCTTCGGTGGTAAGAAGAAGAGAGGCAGACGCCCTGGATCAGCAGCGAGATACCAGAGAAGGTTTGGTAAAAAACCTGGCGGATTTAGGATGCCCAGGGTTAAGGGTGGCGGTAAGATAGGACTAGCACTTACAGCAGCAGAGTTATTGCTAGGTGGTTTAGGTGGAGGTCAGCAGAAGTTTGCTGCCGGTGCTGCTCCACTAGAACCAGGAGTGTATGACAATCCTACCACTGGTACATTAATGCCGGGGCAGGGAGTAGTACCACTAAACAGAAACAATTCTTTCTCGGATTTATTTGATAGGGTAGAGAAGAAAGGAAAGGGTAAAGAAGAAACATCAACTACTGCCGAGTCTAATGCTCTATCGAAAGCAATACAACTACCAACACTAGCAGGTGGAGCACTACTAATATCTACTGTCACTAGTGTGTTCAATAACATGGGAGGATTGAGTAGTTTAATATCTCCTGTCATCAATACTATGTTCAGACCTATTGCTAAGGTCTTTGGATTGCCAGCAAATATTATTGGATCTGTTACAGCAACAGAAGCAAAGGCAACAGAGCAGGATAGTGATAGTCCTAGTGCTGGAACATCTTTGTCTGATAGAAAACCAAGAGGTAAAAAAGGAGGAAAGAAAAATATCTTACAGAGAATGGCATCAGGTGCATCTAATATGCTCTCCAACTTATTCGGTGGTGGAAACAAAAACACTGGAGGAGGTGGAGGAGGTAACGAACCTTCTAGACCAGAGAAATCATACAATGTATCAGGTGGGACAGCATTCACCTCAGATATGTTTGGAAGCAGAGGATTCGGAACAAGAGATGGACTAGGATCAGGTGCTTCGGCATCAGGTCATACAGGTAGAGACGTACCTCTAAAGACAGGTACACCAATCTCTATTATTCCACCCGGAGAAGTTGTGGAGTCTTCAACTGGACCCAACGGTGGATACGGAAACTTTGTTACTATAAAACTAGATGATGGTCGATATATAAAATCAAATCACCACGCCAAGAACTTAGTTAAGAAGGGTGATCGTGTCGGCATGCAACCAGACGGATCAGTAAAAGCATTTGCTACAGTAGGTAGTACAGGGTTGAGCACTGGACCTCACATGCACCTAGACTTAGGCACTGGATATGATCCTGGACCTGCTCGTATTACTGGACTAATGAATCCAGATAACTTTATCTTAAATGGTATGAGACAAGGTGGTGATTTGACAGCAACTGAAAGACCATCACCTTCAGCAATACAACCACCAAAACAAAAGAGATCAGTTGCTGAGTCGATCAGAAACATGTCTCTTGCTGATGATTTTAGATCAGGAATGTTAGAAGCATCACCTGATCCAGTATCATCTGGTGCTGATGGAGGAGGACCTATGAATATATTCCTAACTCAACAAGCACAGCAGCAACAGCAGAAAAAACAAAATGAATTATTAGATAGCTCTCCTTATGGAATGTTACTATCTAACCCAACTAGTCTATACATTTACGGGGGAAGGACATTCTAATGGAAGCATCTAATAGTTTTTTTAAGTTAAAGAAAGCGTTTATCTATAGCGTCGAGGAAGAGAAGACTGAACTCACTCCTTCTATTACTAGTTTCGTATACTTCGAAGACATCAACCGACCTTTTGTTACTGGATTGATTACTGTTCTTGATAGTGGAAGAAACTTTATCGGAACTCTACCTATCCAAGGAGGAGAAAGAGTTGAAATTGTAGTAGAGGATGTTACCGAGGAAGAGTATACGTATGATATGTACGTACATAATGTATCGGGAAGAGCATTTACAAATAATCAACAGCAGTATATGCTGGGATTAATTTCTAGAGAAGCAATCTTCAATGAAGGTGTTAGGATTGTAGAACCACTAGAAGGATTACCCAATGAGATTGTTACTAAAATTCTACAAGAGTATCTTGAGACAGAGAAAGCAATCTTTACAGAGACAGCAAAGTATAAGATTAAGTTCTTCCCAGAAGGAAAGAAAGCACACTCTATTATCAATCAACTATCTCCGAAGGCAGTACCACAATCTTCTGAGAATGTTGGTAGCGGTTCGAACACAGGGGGAGATTCATCTGCCATAGGTAAATCATCGCTACCGAAAGACACTAAAACAATCTCAGGGACAGCAGGTTACTTATTCTTTGAGAACCGAGTTGGGTTCAACTTTAAGTCAGTTGATTATTATTTTTCTGATGGTAGTGGAAGCTTCGATGGTGACGGAATTGTGGAGACATACACAGCACAACCAACTAACTCTCCAGCAAATCCACAGAATCGATTCATCATCGAAGACTATAGATTTACGGGTGAGATAGATCTGTTTGCTCAAATGAGGAATGGAGTGTACTCTACCTACCTAGTATTCTATAACTATTCCACTGGTGCTTACGAAGAGTATACATATAACCTAGCAGACTCTTTCGAGAATCAATCTCACTTGGGTAGTCAGTCTAAGTTAGGTAAGATTCAAAAAGATTTATCATCTAACCCTACAAGAATTGTATCAGCAGTTCTTGATCATGAGACATGGTATAACGGAGAAGACTCTGCCTCTCCAGAGAAAAGAGATGGAGGTAACAGTAACAACTTGTTCCCTGACTTCCAGAAATATTATATGGCACAGGCATTCTCCAGATATTATACGATGGACAATCAGAAGTTAGAGATTACTGTCGCCGGAAATCCTGAGTTGAAAGCAGGAGATAAGATTAAGGTGTTGCTACCTAACATGGTTGCCGGAGAGTTTAGAGATCAACAACCATATGATGAAGAAAATAGTGGAACATATCTAATCTCAAGACTCGGACACAACTATGACCCAATAAATAATAAGGTAAAGACTAAACTTGAATTGATTAGAGATACATACGGCATGAAAGAGTACACCAGTAATGTGAAGTGATATGGATCCAGTATTATCTACACAATTTCCTGTACATAAGATAGGTTCAGATGGATTTGCCTGGTGGGTAGGTCAGATTGAATCTAACTCCGGGGATGATCCTAAAAACTCTGGTAGATATCGTGTACGTATTGTAGGTACACACTTAAAAGATTGTAATGCAACCACTAGTGAGCAGTTGCCTTGGGCAAATGTAATGCTACCCGCTACTACACCATGGTCTGACGGAGGAAAGACTGGTGCTAGTATAGGATTGACTGTTGGTAACTGGGTCATTGGATTTTATCTAGATAATGACAAGCAGAAACCAATCATCATGGGATCGATTGGGCACACAGCAGGTGCTACATTACTAGAGAACGTAGAGAATGATCCTAATCCAGCATCAACATGTAAGGGATTTACTACATTCCTTGATCAATCTGGAAATCCATATGTAACTAAACCGATTGATAATCAAGAGGTAAGAGACAGAGAACCTACTGGTGAAGAAGAAGGTGGTGCTGTCACTAAGGTTAGTGATGCTGGCTTGATTGCTGCTGCTGTTCCTAAGAAGATGCCACCAGCATTCTATGCTTTGTTTGCTGATGCATCATTAACAAATCCAACAGGAAAGAAAGTATGTGTAGAGATTGCTAATCCTAACTGTGGTTCTGAACAAAACTTAGAGTCTGGATTGAAGAGTATCATTGGTGATATGCTCAAGTCAAACCAGGATTCTAATGGAAAACTTGGAGACTTCTATGTTAGTAAGTTTACAGGTGAATTAAACCCTGTCATTAATGATGGAAGAACTTACATTAACAAAGCAATCCTATTAGTAAAAGGTTTTATTGCTAGACTGAAGGGAGAGATTGTAAAGTTACTACGTGAAGCTGTTGACAAACTAGTTGAGACTCTCCTGTACACAGACGCAGCAGTTGAAAATGCTGAAGGTAATATCAATACAGGACCAGTCAATCCAGACCTAGGCATCGAACCATTCCAACCTGTCACAGTAAAGGTAAGTAAATTAAAACCTATCATTGATACATTCAACGATGTTCTCAATGAAGTAGGATGTAGCATGGAGGATCTTACAGGAAAGATCGCTCAATATATTACTGATCTATTGTTTGGGTTCTTGATGGATGCTTATTCTAATGCTGCCTGTCTAGTAGACACAGCAGTTAGTGGTATCATCAACCAGATTATTTCATTCGTTGACAGCACATTAGCATCAATCCTAGGTCCACTCATCGAATTATTGGGGGCAGCACTTGACCCTGCTAACTTACTTGGTAATGTTGTATCAAAAGCATTTGATCTGTTAGGTATCTCATGTGATGGTCCTAATGCTGCTTGTGATAAGGTAAAGAAAGTTTGTGTTGATTGTGCCGGTGACTCCGACGATGATGATTGGTTGGATGATTTACTAGATCAACTTGAGGATGGACCTCTAGATAACAAGCAGTATGTATGTGACGAGGCAAAAGAATCTGTTCCAACTCCACCTAATGACATCAGATTTATTGGAGGTATATTTACTCCATCTACCCCTTCATCTGATGACGGTGGAGTAAGTATTGCTCCTACTACATCCAATGTAATTAATTATAGTTGTGAAGATATTACAGTGAAGGAAGGAAACCCTGCTGTATTTACAATCACAAGATCAGGTAATGTTACTGTGTCTAGTAGCATTACAGTTAAAGTTCTTCCTGGCACAGCAACAGAGAATGAAGATTATATCAAAGACTTTGACGGAAGTTCTGTAGGATTTGGTCCGGGTGAGACTACGAAAAAATTATCTTTCACAACCCTCACAGACTCAGACATTAGTGAGGGAGATGAGACATTTAAAATCGTTATCAAGAGTAAAGTTTTACCAGAAGAGTTTGCTTTCAACTATCCAGACGGAACAACATTTACCTGTACTATCCAGAATGTCAATGCTCTCTTGCCAGATATCGAAGACATTTTGGATGTCGAAGATGGTTTGTTGATAGATCCCCCTCCATACACACCACCATCTGCTGTAAAGATATTACCTATTGAGTTACCTGCTCCTATACCTACAGTTATTCCTAAAGTACCTAGGTTTAGTGTGGTAGCAGAAAATGCTTTCTATAATGAAGGAGAGACTGCTGTATTTAATATCACTAGTGTTAACACCACACCAGGAGATATCTACAACTATTCATTGAACCTAGATGAAGATGATATTGTAGGTGATCTTACTGGAACATTTACCGTAGATAATAACGGAGACGCTACAGTTAGTGTAGGTATTGCTATCAACAATGATAATGTAAGAGTTGATCCACCTGGCACTGTTCCTATCGTAGATGGTAACGGTGACTTTATCTTAGATGCTAATGGTAACGTACAGTTTAACACTGATGAAATCATTACAGATATTGATGATTTAAATGAACTCCTAACACTTACTATAGAAGAGACAGGAGATCAAGGAAGAACCACTATCCTAGGAGAGAATACTTTAGAACCTGCTTACTTTGTACAAGCAATAGGCAACACCTTCGAGGAAGGAGATCAAGTTTGCTTTAACATCACAACATCTAATGTCCCTGATGACACAGAAGGATCTTGGTCTATTACAGGTGATGTTAATGATACCACATTCGATGAAGGTTTATCAGGAACATTTACAATATCAGATGGAAGAGCATTAGTCTGTCTATCTATTAACAGTAATGATATTGCTGACGGAGTGAGATTAGTTACGTTTAACATCGTAGATGAAAACGATGAAGTCTTAGCAAGTGAAAACGTTACTATCTCCCCAGACTTCATCCTCCTACCAGAGCAGAATCTAACTGATGCCCCAACCTATTCGGTAAGCACAGACAAGTTAGAGTATAAAGAGGGAGAGGTAGTAGAGTATACTATTACAACTACTAATGTTCCTGATGGAACAGCACTACAGTATAAATTATCAGGAACTGGTGTCTCTCCATCTGACTTTGTGGAAGGTAAGTTGTATGGATCTATTGTCATCGTTGACAATCAAGCAAAGGTTTATATTGCTATTGCCGAAGACAATGAGGTAGAAGAAGCAGAACAGTTAGTCTTTAACTTAGTTGGAACTACTGGATTTGCTACTGTCATTGTACTAGCAGATGAAGAAGAGGAAGTACCACCTCCTCTCCTTATTGAAAAGCCATGTTTAACTAAACCAGTAGCAGGTGAACCTATTACAGATAACGATGGATCTATCATCAGCATTCCACTCCTCAGTAAAGGATGCCCCTACGTTGAACCTCCTCTAGTTGTTATTGGTGGAGCAGGAGCAGGAGCAACTGCTATTCCTCTACTTGATAATCAAGGCAGGGTATCTGAGATTAGAGTAACAAGAGTAGGATCAGGATACAAGAAAAATACTGCTACAGATCAAAATGTAAAGTGTATTATTGATTCATTCACAATTATAAATCCAGGAAGAAACTACACGTCTGCTCCTGATGTGTTCATCAACGGACAACCAGGAGTTGCTCAAGCAGTTATTGATGACCGAGGATATGTAATCAGCGTACAGATTCTAAATCGTTCCATAGAATTTCTTGATCTCCCCTCAGTACAGTTCTCTGGTGGAGGTGGATCAGGCGCTAGAGCATTGCCATCTATTGTATGCCTAGATAGTCTAGACGATCTCGCCGCTAGTGGATACGCTAAGATCGGAACAGGAAGATATATTGATTGCCCATGAGTAACTCCAACAAACCAGCATCACAAGAAACTTATAATAAGTTAGATGGTGATCTAACTAGACCAGATAACACAGAACCTAGTGTAGGTGAAGCCCCAGTACCTGTTAGGTCTGAATTGTGGGGAGAGTTTCTACTTACCGTTTACAGATATAAAGACGGGTCCGAAGGTTTTGCTATCACAAATGGCAAGGCAGCTATTCACATGGATAATACCAATAATATTATCATGTCAGCAGGTGCTCCTGGTCAGTCTGGATGTGGTGGAAAACTTGTAATGAATACAGGAGACTCTATTCAAAAGAGTTCTGCTGTTGCTATTGAAGTTAGCGGGAAGGCAAATGGTGGCGTAACTGATACCCAAGAAAATTCGGACGGCAATATTGAGGAGACAAAAGAACCTCCATACTCTCTCAAAGTATATGGAGACATATTAGTTGAAGCTGTTGGTGGTGACATAAAGTATAAGGGAAGTAACGTTACTGTCAAGGCAGATAACACATTAAACCTAACATCAGGGAAGGATATCAACATCCAAGCAGGAGGAACTGGAGGCAATGTTAATATTAGTGCCGGTAATTTAAAAATTGATGCAGCATTCTTAGATAAGAAAATTAGTGGTGGTGAGTATACTGATGGAGCAGGAGAGGTCAAGACAGATCAACTTAAACCAGGCAGTAGCGTTGTCATCAACACTGCTGGAGATGTAACTAACGTTGCTAACGGTAACGTAGAATTTGGTAGTCTAAAAGACCTCAGGATTGGAGGAAAGAATATTGAGTTGGCATCTCTCTTCGACCTTGGCATTCAGTCAAAAACCATGTCTACCTTAGTGTTTGGTAAATCTAAGTTAGAAGTTCAAGGACTTGCTGATCCAGAGTCTACACAGACAGAACATTATAGCATAGTTGTGGGTCCAGTGGAAAAACCATTGCTGAAAGGACTTAAAATTGATTCTCTCAGTGGTATGGAAATCAACACATTGAAGAATGGATTCAACGTCAACGTAGGAAAAGCACTCTCTAGTCTTGATCTAAATGAGAAGACTGCTAATCTCACGGTACTCAAAGAGTTTTCTTTGAACATGGATCCTAAAGCTAAGGAAGTGTCACTGGCTGCTACAAAAGTGTCTAAGATCTCTTTGTCGCCAGAGAAGGCATCTATTACTGCGCCAGCAATTTTCCTAAACTGATTACACAAAAGTCGAAAAAAATTCTCCGGGCAAAAA